AACTTATATTTACCGCAGCCCATGCAACCAACGGATATTTTAGATTCGAGTCATTAAATGCAGGGGATATAGTCTATCTTGACAATATAACGCTTAAAGCTATCCCTTCGCTCGCCCTGCTTGAACCCTCAGATTACGTCAACTCCGATACGATAAACGCCACCCATCGAATCGAGGATGACGGGCTTCTCATAGAAGGGGAAGCGACTAATCTGTTGGAGTATTCGGAGGATTTTAGTCAGTGGATAAAAATAGATAATGGCGATACAGCCCAAATATCGGCTGATACAGACCCAACTGGCAGTACCGGGGCTTATGAACTTATTACAGATAGCACAGATGGCGGTCATGGGTTTTATTATGGAGTTACTCCACAACTCTCATCCAATACGGTATATACATTTTCTGTTTTTGTGAAGGCTGGGCCTGGTGTTCGCTGGGTTCATCTTGTTATACCGGCAGGATCATCTCAGAAGGGGTGGTTTGATTTAACTAATAACGTAACTGGAACAACCACTAATTTTATTGACGCAGGAATTGAGGCAGTCGGCTCAAATGGTTGGTATAGAATTTGGGGAGTCGAGGATGTTGGAACACCAGCCAACCAACTATTTTATATAAAACCAAGCGATGCGGATAACGATAATAATTGGTCTGGAGGTAACGGTTCAGATGTGACTCTATACGTCTACGGCGCACAACTTGAAGAAAGCCCCTACCCCACAAGCTACATCCCCACAGACGGCACACAGGTAACGCGGGTGTCTGAAGCGGCAGACGGTACAAACGGGTATCGGTGGACGATGGGTAACACTGTAAAGGACGCTCTATCTGATTCGGATGCTGCTGATACTGATACCGATTCAGTTTTTACATTTGTTATGACTTGGACGCCCGGTGTTGCCGAGTCAAACATGGAAAATGACACAAACTCTGGCGTGGTTACAGTACAAAACTCATATTTAAGTTTAATGTGGTTAAGGATAACGGGCGCAGGTGATGCAAAGGTAAACTCTAACGATGATACTCAGGAACGATTATTAGAAAATTTCGATTGGACGAGTCAAGAGTATATCGTTGTCGTTAGGGGTCGTAAAACTGGCTCAGACCTTACGTTTTCCAGAAAGACAGCGGGGGTGTGGAGCCATGCAGCTACCGGAGATTATAGCGGGGCGTATGATTTAGGCTCAACCCTCTGGCTCCACTACGGCAACGAGTACCCCGCGCATATCGGAGCCATCTATATGGATGATGAGTATTTGACTAATACGCAGATTGAAGATGAAATTTGGAACATAATAGGTGGAGCATTCTTTCAAGGAATGTCTATGAAAGGTATGTTTGCTCCAGAAGATTAAATAATTTAATTATCTAATTGAGGTAAAGAAATGCCATACATAGTTCATGGAGAAACTACTAAGCGTAGAGACTATACTATCTATGACAAGTATAGCTACGACTATGAATATCCAGACGACTTAGATCTAAAACCTGGATCTGATTTTCACAACAAGCTTGCATCTAAAATCTATCAACGTGCAACAGAATCTAGGACTGAAATATCTAAAAGGTTTCCATCTTGGAGAGAAGTAGATAGGGTATTAACTACTTACATTCCTACAAGTGATAAGGAGAAAACTATAAAAGAAAAAGATTCTCGAAGGCCTGTTTCTATAGTCTTTCCATACACTTACTCCATGCTTGAAGCGCTATTAACTTACATGACTATGGCTTTCTTTCAAGACCCTTTATTTCAGTATGAAGGTGTAGAAGATGATGATACTATTGGTGGTATGTTACTTGAGTTAATTGTAAAACTACACTGTATAAAGACTAAGGTTCCTTTAGCCCTTCATACATCTTTTAGAGATGCTTTTTCATACGGTGTAGGTATTGGATTACCTGGTTGGTTGAAGATTTTTGGTAAGGTGCCTAAGAAAGCTAAAGTCACTACTGAAAGTGATATAGGTAAAGGTGATCTAAATTTTACCAACTTTGTTGATGACTTAATATTTGAAGGTAATGACCTATCGAATATAGATCCTTATATGTGGCTACCTGATCCTTCTGTATCAAGTGTTCACATTCAGCAAGGTGAGTTCTTTGGTTGGATAGAGCGCGATAACTATATGAATATGCTTTCTGAGGAATCTTATGACAAGACAGTTTTTAATATGAAGTATGTTAAACATAAGATGGATAAGAAGTCTACTCTATCAAGAGATCAAAGTGAGAGACAGACTAAGTTTAAAGGCAATGCTAATGAAACTCGTGGTATGACAACTTCAACTCATCCAACTGACAGAATCAATATGTATATTAACTTGATTCCGAAGGACTGGAAACTTGGTGATTCTGAGTATCCTGAGAAATGGTTCTTTTCATTGACAGCAGATGATATCATCACCAGTTGTCACAAAGCTAATCACTACCACGGTATGTATCCAGCAGCTGTTGCTTCTCCTGAGTTTGATGGTTATTCTATTACTCCAATAAGTAGGATGGAAATCCTATATGGATTACAAGGTGTACTTGACTTCCTGTTTAATAGTCATGTGGCTAATGTGAGAAAATCTATCAATGATATGATAGTTGTTGATCCTTATTTAGTTAACATAGCTGATTTAAAAGATCCTGAACCAGGCAAATTAATCCGCTTACGTCGACCTGCGTGGGGTCATGGAGTTGATAAAGTTGTGCAGCAACTTGTTGTCCAAGACATCACTCGTGCTAACATTGCTGATTCTGCTTATATTACTCAGTGGATGGATCGCATTAGTGGTGCTGATCAATCTATGCAAGGTTCTCTACGTCAAGGTGGTCCTGAGAGATTAACAAGGAGTGAGTTCCAAGGAACTCGTGGTTCTGCTATTAGCAGATTGCAGCGATTAGCTATGTTAATAGGTATGCAGTATATGCAGGACATAGGTACTATGTTCGCTGTTCATACTCAACAGTATATGTCTAGAGAAACCTATGTGAAGATAACTGGAAGGTATGAAGAGCAACTAATGAAGACATTCAATAGACCTAGAGTTAGAGTAACTCCTAGTGATATATCTATTGCTTATGATGTTATTGTAAGAGATGGATCAGTTCCAGGAGGTAACTTCTCTGAGGCTTGGATCAACTTATTTTCGACAATAGCTCAGACACCTGAACTACATCAACAGTTTGATGTATTCAGAATATTCACATACATAGCTCAGCAAATGGGAGCTAAGAATGTTGAAGACTTTAAACGGGTAGCTTCACAAACTAACATTGTCCAGCAGGATGATGAAACTGTCTTACGTGAAGCTGAAAGAGGAAATCTTGTTCCTATAGGAGGTTAGTATGGAAGATTTAGAAAATATAGAAATTCTTTCTGCTAAGGGTGATATTGAGGAGTTTAAAGAATCCTTGATATGGAAGGATATAGTTAGGGAATTAAGTGCCTGGAAGGCTGGATTTGAGATGGAGATGATGGGAATAACTAACAGAGTAGCAGATGAAAATCCATCTACTGCTAATGTTCTTATGCATATAGGTGATATTACTGGCAGAATTAGGGCCGTTGACTATATGTTATCACTACCAGATGTTCTAATTGGCTTGGTAGAGATGAAAAAAGAAGACAAAGAGGAGGAGTAAACTATGAATGACAAGATCAAAGATGATGTAAAAGCCATGTTAGATGCACTTGAACTTGGTCCTAGTACTTCGGGAACAGAGCCTCCATCGACTGATCCTCCACAAGATGATATAGAAACTGATCCACCTATGGATGATGATGTGACAACTGATGAGCCGAAGACTGAACCACCCTCAACTGATCCACCTAGAGATGATGATGAGATTTCTAGACTAATGAGGGAGAATAGGGAGTATAAAGAGAAGCTTGAGAAACTTGAAAAGAAACCTCCAACAACTGAAGCTCCATCAACTGATCCACCAATTGAGGATATTGATTTTACAAGTGATGTAGATTGGGAAGAGGTTTCTGATGACCCTAAAAAGTTCAATGAGTTGTTAAACAAAGTTAGAAGAGATGCTATAGAAACTGCTAGGAATGAGTACAAAAGCTTTGGTTCTAAAACTCTTCAAACAATTCCTGATGTTGTAAAGAAATCAATTACAACTCAGGAGCAACTGAAACAACTATCTATCGACTTTTATGAGGAAAATGAAGACCTTAAACCTTGGAAGAAAACAGTAGCTGTTGTATTTGATGAGATGGTTTCTGAGAATCCAAATGAGACTTTCGGTGAACTTCTTCCTAAAGTCGGTAATGAGGTAAGGGCTAGGCTTGGACTTGAAAGGCAAAAGACCAAGTCCAGGTCTAACGACAATGATGATCCACCTCCGTTGAAGCGTAAGAAAGGCAGATCGAGGGTGGTTTCCAAACAAAAAGAGAGAAAGGGAGTTGCATCTGAAATAGATGCGATGAACGAAGCTCTCGAAAGATAGGAGGATTTCCTAATGGCTCTTGAAGACAGAGGTGCCCAACATGATAAAATCCCTGTGGATAAGTATCATAATCCGGTCGCCGACTACACAATGACAACTCGTGACTATGTGCTGAGACCTGATTCGTCAGGTGGAGCAATCACTATCACACTGCCTCCTGTGGCAGAAGCTAAAGGTCGTTTTTATTCTATTATTTCCAGGGGTGGTCCTAGTGTCACCATTGAGGATAATAACGACGATAGTGAATGCTGGCAGGGTGACGTAGTTCTTGATGGTGCTTGTGATAGGTGCCTGTGCTATAGTGATGGGCTTGCTTGGCATATTATGAATAGTCCTGGTGAGTGGCCAGGTTTTGATACAACTGCTGCTCCTGGTACTACTCAACCGCCTACAACAGCGGCTCCTACTACTCAGGCTCCAACTACCGCAGCTCCAACAACTGCTTAACCTTAACCAGATAATTAAATTTTTTAATTATCTGTTAAACTATGGAGGTATAAAAATGTTTCTTGGTATGAGAGGAACTGGTGACTGGGTTACAAACCAAGCGCCTGAAAACTGGAGACAGCAAATCCTGAAGCTGTATCCCAACGGTATGGCTCCGCTAACGGCTATCTTGTCTATGATTAGCTCTGAAATGACTGATGATCCTCGCTATCACTGGTGGACTCAGGAAATGGGTTCTGTGCAAGGTGCTGTTGCTGGAGTTTGGACAAACGCTAACTTAGCAACTGCTTATGCTGGTGGTGGTGTGGCAGGTGACACCATCTTCATCCAAATCACCACTGTCTTAGCAAATAGGATTCGTCAGGGTCACCAAATCCTGCTTCGTGATCAATCTGATTACCGTGTAGATGTTAACGGTAAGGTCACAGGCGTAACTCGTGGTTCTACGAATTCTGTGCTTGCAGTTAAGCTTCTTGAAGCTGATGATAATTCAGCTGACAATGATCTAAGTAGCTGTGACTACTTCAAAATCATTGGTAATATTAACCCTGAGGGTGGTGAAATGCCAGATGCCATTGCTCTAAATCCGACTGAGGTTTATAACTATACTCAGATCTTTCGGACTCCACTCTCCATCACTCGTACGGCGAAGAAGACTCGCCTTCGCACAGGTAATCAGTACCAGAAAGCCAAAGCGGAAGCACTTGAAATGCACTCATGGGAAATGGAACTTGCGTTCTTGTGGGGTATTCGTACTTCTAACATCGGTGACAATGGTAAGCCTGAGCGTACCACTATGGGTGTAATCAACTTCATTCGTCAGTTTGCTGCAGCTAACTGTGACGACTACGGATTGAATACTGACTACACTGGTCAGGCGTGGACTACTGGTGGTGAAACCTGGTTCAAAAATATGCTTGAGCAAATTTTCCGCTACGGTGCTGATGAGAAGCTGGCACTTGTAGGTTCAGGTGCTCTGCTTGGCATTGATGCTTTGGCAATGACTGGTGGTCAGGTTAATCTGGCACCTGCTCAGAAAACTTACGGTATGCAGATTAGAACGTGGCTGACTCCATTTGGAACTATCCATATGAAGACTCATCCATTGTTCTCTTACGATGCCACTACCCGCAACATGATGGTGATCCTGGAACCGAAAGAAATGACTTATCGCTATATTGATGATACTAGTTTCTTCGGTGAAACTGAGGCCAAGACGCATAGCTCTGGTTACGGCCAGCGACGCATTGATGGCTTGAATGAGGAATACCTTACTGAGTGCGGTCTTGAGTTTGGTCTGCCGCAGAAATGCGCAGTCCTGAACGGTGTCGGCTTGGACAATGATCTAACCTAAGCTCCTCCTCTAGCCGGCAATCTGGGGCTGGCTTCGGCTGGCCCCAGTTAATTAAATTATTTAATTATCTGGAGATCAAAATGCCTTGCGTTAAAAAGAATGGTAAGTGGACTATGGGTGGTAAAGTTTATAAATCAAAAGCTGCCTGAGAGCGCTCATATGCAGCTTACCGTGCTAGTAAGCATTCTAAACCTAAACATCATTCCGCTAGAGATGGTAAATTTCTAGAGGATAGAAGAGCTAAATTCGGAGTGTGAAATGGATCTTCATAAAGTAAGAGAAACATTTAGAACTTTATCTGGAAGGTATGATTTAGCAGATGATGATGAAACTGATGTTTTGAGAGAGTTAATCAACTCTGCTTCCAGACACCTTGATCGTCTCACTCAGCATCAAAAGAGTCCGGCATCTCATTTTGAGCAACTTGCTGCTGATGCTTTTCACGCAGACATTCCATTATGTAGGGGTATCAAGGAAGTATGGGTATCTTCAACTACTGCACGTTGGCAGATTGAAAAGATGGATTTGCAGGACTTAATATATGATTATTTAAGTGGTGATGATATAAGTTCTGGAACTCCTGAATTTTACTCACCTGTTATTACTAGAAAAATTCCATCTGATGCTGATCTATCTTCGTTCTCATCTTATATGACTTACTTAGATACATTGCCTAATCTTGGACTAGATTATAATGGAATAGTTATAGTTCCACCTACTGAATCTATTATCTTAGTTGAGGTCAGAGGATTGTTCTATTCACCAGAACTTACTGATGATGAGGATGAGAACTTTTGGTCAAGGGTTCATCCTATGACTTTAATTAAAGCTACCTTAAGAGAGATAGAAATATTCAATCAAAATGCTAGTAAGAAACGTCAGTGGGATGATGCAATAGCTGAAGATATTGTTTCTATTAGTAAAGATTTAGTTGAGGAAGATATAGCTGAAATCACTCAGATAGAAAACTAATGCACTTTAAACCTAATACAAGAAGATGAATAGATAACCATCGTCAGGTGACGAGCATGACAAAAGAAGAACGCGAAAGCATAATTAATGAAGCTGTTGAACGAACTTTATTGATGATTCCTGAAGTTATAGGCAACTTAATAATGAACCATGCTGCTAAGATAAGGGCTGGTAAATTATTCTATGATAAATATCCTGAGTTTAAAAGCTTTAGTGATATAGTAGCTTCTACTATTGAAGAAGTTGAAGATAAGGATTTTACAAAAGATATGAATGAAATCCTTGAATTAGCAGTTCCTGAGATAAAGAGGAGAATAGAAGCTGTTAAAAATCTTGACTTTAAAAGTGTAAAGAAACCTGATGTGAATATAGACTATGGAGAACTATAATGGGAGTCTTAAGGGATGGAACCTTTGATTTCACTATAGATGCAAAAGATCTATCTCGTGGACTTAGGCCATCAAAGCGAATGCCTAGAGATAGTAAGTTCCTGATAAAGTGTGTAGGTGCAGTTGGTTTGGATACTGTGCTCCAAGCTATTGATGATCTTGAGAATGATAGAATTGATACTTCATTGCTAGGTGCTAGTTTTCCATATCCACAGATATTTATCTTTGTTAACTATATCTTGGTCTGTACAGCTACTGATATATATGAGTGGGATGGAATTAGTTTGACAAAAGTGTTAGGTCCTGTATCTAGCGGTGAACTCTGGTCGGCAGTTGACTTACATAACTTCATCTACATGAGTAATGGAACTGTAGCTGTCTTGAGAGATTCGGAGACAGGAACTTACTCAACTACAAGCGATCAACCTAAGGCGAGAGCTATGTGTAACTTCAATGGACAAATTATTTTAGGTAGTCCAGAGGAATAATCTATGGGTTGGGAAGACGATAAAGATCTAGGACCTGAACCTTGGAACTTCACTGAGCAGCCTGATAAGTGGGGATATCTTAACAATCCAAGATGGCAACCAGTTCCATCTGCTCCTGTTAATTATAGTGGTAATGAAGGAGCTGAGCCACAGATATGGACACCTTGGGCTGGTAAGTATAATGATGGTGGTTCTGATATTCATAATCCCTGTGGTCACTGGCATAAAGGAGTTAGCTTACCAAGGTTTACAGACTTCTCAAATCAGTCTATAACTCAACAAACTATAGACGTTCACCATGGAAGGATTGCTTTAACTGGAATGATGGGTGATACTCCAGATGGTGGATTCATTTGCTGTGAAAGGGTTGGTGGTACTTGGTATGTGCTTGGAGTGATTGGTAATACTAGTCAATACTTAGAACCTAATACACTTAGAATATCTAGCAATGATGGTTATATAGCTTACTATGCAAGTGTCTATCCATATGTTGATCCATCTGGTAATTTTCCAAACTATCTTGGTATATATAGATTTGATAGAGGTGATTTACCTAGGAAAGTTACAGCGTGGGAAAATAACTGGTCAACTGGAATTCCTTACAAAGCATCTGATTATAAAATCTACAACATAATGGATTGCTATGGCAGTTTACTTTCATGTGCTGGTTATATACTCCAAGTTAATGGGGTAAACTATAATAAATATCAGATTAAAACTTCAACTGATAGTGCTATGAGCTTTGGCACTACATTTGAATTCCCTAGTGGATTCACAACTAATGCTGGTGCCCCTTACTACCAAGATCATGTCCAGATAAGAATTACACAGGATGGAACTATCTGGGCATCGTATCTTCGTTCTGCTCTTGGCACTACAATGATTGAGCTTTGGAAGTCTACTAATAGTGGATCTAACTTTTCTAAGATTTGGGAAAAGGACTTCTATTCAGATTTAGGAAATGCTTATGCATTAGGTATGTTGTTTGATGTTGAAGAGGAAGCAGGTGAAAGATTATCAATTAGATTAAATGGAGCTACTGGTGGTAACTATAATCAAGTAGTTTATTATTCAACTAACTACGGAGTCTCTTTTAATACCTACACAGATGTATATGCGTTAGCTGATGTACCATATTATAGTCGTGGCACAGCTAATGGTCCAACTATTAATCATGGAGATAATACAGATACTAGGTTTCTTAGAAGTACAGATGGAGGGAACATCTGGTCGAATATTTCTATGGCTGGAAGAGGTATGACTGGAAACTATGTAGATCAGCAAAAGCACCATGATGAAATAGTTTACACAGAATGTGGTAGTGCCTTTGATGGCCCAGACGCTAATTTGATTAGCTTCTTCCGCTCAGTTGATGGAGGAGCATCTTGGTTAACTGAACAAAGTCCATATGAGATAAGTGCTGATGGTAGGGATAACATAATTCCTTATTATCCTGGATATACAGAGATACCTAACCTTGATGTGTCTGGGCGAACTGGAACTGTTACTATAAATAATGTTATTACAGGTGGAGCAGTAACTTGGAGTACTGCACCTGATTTGTTTAATGACCCTAACCGAGATATTAGGTGGGTTAGAATTGCTTAAAGGAGAAAGAAATGGCGAACGAAGCTTCAAACAAAATTAAGTATTTATTGGCTACCAAAGCAATTGACTTTGCTAATGACACTTTCAAGATCATCTTAATGCAGTCTGGCTTTGTGTTTAACAAGGATACTCATCATCAGTATTCAGATGTAAGTGGGAATGAACTTCCGACCGCTAATGGTTACACAGCTGGTGGTAATATTCTTGCTGGTGTAGT